CAAAGTGCAATTATAATGATACTTTTGGGATGGTAAAGTATTGGGAAACCATCATTTATAATTTCTTAAAAGAACAAAACATTGCAACTCCACCACAGAGACTTAAATATGAAGGGAAAACTCATTCTATTGTAGGTGCATATGTTAAGGAACCACAAGTAGGTGGTCATGATTGGGTAGTGTCATTTGACTTAAACAGTCTATATCCACATTTGATTATGCAGTATAATATTTCACCTGAGAAAATGGTGAAGGGTGACAAACAGGATGTCAGTGTAAATAAGATATTGAATGAGGAAGTTGATTTATCTCATCTTAAGAAACACACTGTGACACCTAATGGAGTGTTATTCAAGAGAGATAAACAAGGATTCCTTCCCGAACTCATGGAAAAATTCTACGATGAGAGACGATTGTGGAAGAAAAAGATGATTGAGTATCAGGTTGAATATCAGAGTGCAGATGCCGAAAGACGCGCAGAATTAGACGTTTTAATTAAAAGAGCGTATAACAACCAGCAAGTCAGAAAGATCGCATTAAACTCCGCATATGGAGCTCTTGCGAACCAATATTTCGCATTCTTTAGTATAGACCTTGCAGAGGCAATTACGACATCAGGACAATTGGTGATTCAATGGGCAGAAAAGACTATTAACAAATATCTTAATCAGATTCTTCAAACTGAGGATGAAGATTATGTGATTGCAATGGATACGGATTCACTGTATATAACTTTAGACAAACTAGTGTCTCAAGTGTTTCCCGAAGACACTCCAAAAACGAAGATTATTGACTTCTTGGATACAATTGCAAAAGAGAAAATCGAGAGTGTTTTGACGAATGGATTTGAAGACCTCGCAAAATACACCAATGCCTTTCAACAAAAGATGGACATGGGTAGAGAGGTGATTGCAGATAGAGGTATTTGGACTGCAAAAAAACGATATATTTTAAATGTTCATGATAACGAAGGGGTTAGACTCCGTGAACCTAAACTCAAAATGATGGGTATTGAAACTGCAAAGAGTTCAACACCACAGTGGGTTAGGGGTAAATTAACAGAGGCATTCCACCTAGTAATGCAAGGAACAGAAGAAGATTTGTGGGAATTTGTAGAGACATCAAGAAAAGAATTTAGAAAACTTCCACCCGAAGAAGTTGCATCACCAAGAGGGTGTAATAATTTACAACAGTATTCAGACGTATCTAACATATATTCAAAGGGAACACCAATTCATGTCAGGGGTGCATTGTTATTCAATCACTTACTTAAACAAAAGAACATTGATAAACGGTATGAATTAATCAAAAATGGGGATAAAATACACTTCACTTATCTAACAATACCCAATACGTTGAATGAAAATGTTATATCTTTTACAAATGTTTTTCCTAGGGAATTCGATTTAAGGAGATATGTGGATTATGATAAACAGTTTGATAAGTCATTTGTGGAACCATTAAAGGCAGTTATCAATTTAATAAATTGGAATGTTGAACCTGTTGCAAGTTTAGATTCTTTCTTTCAATAAATAGAATAGACACTATGAACCCTTTTATATATAAAGCAAAAGTATTAAGAGTCGTTGACGGCGACACCATTGACGTGATGTTAGACCTAGGCTTCAACTTCTTTCAGAAAGGACGAGTTAGACTCGTTGGCATCGACACGCCCGAAAGTAGAACAAGAGACAAAGTAGAGAAGAAATTTGGAAATCTTGCAAAACAGTTTTTAGTAGATTGGGTTGAACAATACCCACACATTTTAGTAGAAAGTTCTGCAAAAGGTAAATTTGGGAGAATATTAGGCAATCTATATAATCCCGATAAGACCGAATGTTGGAATGATATGGCAATTGAAGCACATCATGCAGTTCCGTATCATGGACAAAGTAAAGATGATATTAAAAAAGGTCATTTAAAAAATCGAGAATACTTGATTGAAAAAGGATTAGCATAACATGGACATTTTTATATTAGTAGTATATCTTATAGTATTTTTATTAGTGTTTTGGTAGACTTATGGATATAACAACACTAGACATATTATATCTCACTCTAATAGGAGTTCTTTTCGTATCTCTTGGACTCATTGAACTACAAATTCATCAAATCAAAGTCATGATTGAAGAAAGATGGTTGAATGGAGAAGGTGAAATGTGCGAAAAATATAACGGTAAAGACTAAAAACCCTCTAGTCAATTTCAACAATTTCATGATATAATGTATATACATTATGAGAGGTGTTTATGTCATTTATTAAAGACTTAATTAAATCCAGTGGTAATGAGTATGCAAGTCTCGTTTCCGATGGAGTCGCAGCTGGTGATGTAGATTCATTTATTGATACTGGATCATACATTTTCAATGCACTCCTAAGTGGTTCACTTTACGGTGGACTACCATCTAACAAAATCACAGCACTCGCAGGGGAATCTGCAACAGGTAAAACCTATTTTGCCTTAGGAGTGTGTCAAAAATTCCTTGAGGATAATCCCAAAGCTGCAGTTATTTACTTTGAGAGTGAATCTGCATTATCAAAAGATATGATTGAATCAAGAGGTATTGATTCTAAGCGAGTCGTAATTGTTCCAGTAGTCACTGTTCAAGAGTTCCGTAATCAATCCTTAAGTATCTTAGACAAATATTTGGAAACTCCCGAAAAAGAGAGACCACCAATGTTGTTTGTCATAGATTCACTTGGGATGTTATCCACAACTAAAGAAATAGAAGACACTGCCGAGGGAAAAGAAACTAAGGATATGACCCGAGCTCAAATTGTTAAAGGAACATTTAGAGTTCTTACCTTAAAACTTGGTCGTGCAAAAGTTCCTATGATTGTAACTAATCACACATATGATGTGATTGGTTCTATGTTCCCACAAAAAGAAATGGGTGGTGGATCAGGTCTTAAGTATGCAGCGTCATCAATCGTATATCTTTCTAGGAAGAAAGAAAAGGAAGGAACGCAGATCATTGGAAATATTATTCATTGCAAGAATGCAAAATCTAGGTTAACCGTAGAGAATAGAGTAGTCGATGTCAGATTAACTTATGACAAAGGACTCGATAGATACTATGGTCTATTAGATATGGCACTTGCATTTGATATTTTCAAAAAGGCATCCACAAGGGTATTACTACCCACAGGTAAAACAGAGTTTGCAAAAACGATTAATAATAATCCCGAAAAGTATTTTACAGAAGATGTAATGATACAATTGGAAGAAACAGCACAAAGATATTTTAGTTATGGAACAACGGTTAGAACAGACGATTCTCAAGAATCTAGTTCAAAATGAAGCATATTCACGGAAAGTAATTCCTTTTCTGAAGTCGGCGTATTTCACCGAGAGTGATGAAAAAACTGTATTTTCAGAGATACAGACATACTTCTATAAGTATACCAAAACTCCAACAATAGAGGCACTTCTCATAAATCTTGATAACAATTCTAATTTAAACGAGATAGTTGTTAAGAACTCCAAGTCTATTGTAGAGATAATTGGTAAAAATAAAGAAGATACACCACAAGACTGGTTGGTTGATGAAACTGAAAAATGGTGCAAAGATAGAGCAATCTATATTGCAGTCATGGACAGTATCGAAGTCATTGACAAGAAATCAAAAAGGTCTACAGGTGAAATACCCGAACTTCTTAAGGATGCGCTTTCCGTGTCTTTTGACATATCCATAGGTCATGATCAACTTGAAGATGAAGATCAAAGATTTGATTTTTATCATACGGAAGAAGAGAAACTTCCATTTGATTTAGAATACTTTAATAAGATTACGAAAGGTGGATTACCCAATAAGACACTTAACATTTGTTTGGCAGGAACAGGGGTGGGTAAATCCCTATTCATGTGCCACATGGCAAGTGCAAGTCTTATGATGGGTAAGAATGTTCTTTACATTACACTTGAAATGAGTGAGGAAAGAATTGCAGAGAGAATTGATGCAAACATTCTTAATATTCCAATGAAGGAATTACCTGATCTTTCCAAGAAAATGTATAGTAAAAAGATTGATAAGATTAAAGAAAAAACTAAAGGGAAGTTAGTTACTAAAGAATACCCAACTGCGGCAGCTCATGTTGGTCATTTCAGACACTTAATCCAAGAGTTAGAGATTAAGAAAGATTTTAGGCCCGATGTAATATTCATTGACTATTTAAATATCTGTGCATCAAACAGAATTAGGCCAGGCGCAGGCGCAAACTCATACACATTAGTTAAAAGTATTGCAGAAGAAATCAGAGGATTGGCTGTGGAATATAATGTTCCAATTATGAGTGCAACTCAAACCACAAGAAGTGGTTTTGGTTCTACTGATATTGGTTTAACAGATACATCTGAATCATTTGGATTACCAACAACAGCAGATTTTATGTTTGCAATGATTACATCTGATGAATTAGAAGAATTAGACCAAATAGTCATTAAACAGTTAAAGAATCGATATAATGATCCAACAATCTTTAAACGATTCGTTATAGGGATCGATAGAAGTCGTATGAAGTTATATGATTGTGAACAGGAAGCACAGGAAGAATTAATTGATGCCGCGGATAATTATGATGATGAGACACCTGTATTCGACAGGGCAAAACAACAGAAATTTAAGGATTTTTCCTATTGACACTGCCCTATGCTTTTTACTATAATAGACGTTAAGAATTGGGATATCCCACTCTGGCGATCCTCAAATTCGATACTGACACAGAGCCTATCCGTGCAGACACAGAACGTATCGATGATAATGGGTCTAGTCCTACTGGAACTGCTGTGGGGTATCTCTCTTTAAAGATTTTTTGGAGAAAATTATGAGATATTTGAGTATATTATTATTAACGATTTTAACTGCATGTGGTGGTGGGAATACTGAGTATTCAGTAGGAGAATCCTCGCTATCATCGACAGCTGTCACGGCAACACCGACTGCATCAAGTAATCCTTATCTATTACAGACAAAGGTTATTGATGGGTATATCAGTGGTGCAAATGTTTTTATAGATTTCAATTGGAATCTAGTGCAAGATGAAGGTGAACCATCTGCAACAGAAGATTTAGCAAACGAAGAGTATTACTTTGTTGAATCTCAATTTCTTTATATTGATGATTACACTTTAGCATGTGCATCTAATAGACCAAGGGTTGCAGAAGTCCCTGTAGGGGCAACAGACTCTACTAGGGGAACGGTCACTGAAGCATATACCATGATGTATTTTCCTTATAACTCATCTACTGAGAAGGCAAATATAACACCTTTTACCACACTATTTACTTCCTATATTCAAGACGAACTTACAACATCTATAGATGCATCACAAGGATGTGATGTGTCTGCTAATACTATTGCAAATAATGTAACCTCAAGGATAGACGATGTTCTATTTGATTTACATAATCAATATTACATAAATCCAGTAGACTTTTATGAAGATTTTATTGCATCAGAAGATGTTGAGAAACAAGAAATTGGAGAAAGGATAGTTGATTTTTTAGGAACGTCAAGTAAGATTGAAAGAGTTGTTGAAGAACATTATAATCTTGATATGATATCAATGGTATCAAGTAATTTAGTAGAATCAATTCTAACAAATACACCATTCGTAACTATTACTTTTGATCTAAGAAACGAATCACCAACAGAACAAGCGGATGATAATTTTGTATTTTCAAGAATGCATAACATCAATGGATTAATTGCAAATTCTACAGGTCAAATTTTAGATGCAGAGGGTAATGCAATAGAAATTACACTTGAAAATATAACCTCTCTTGCAGAAGTTAGAATATCTGAAAACTATATTGCATACGATTTGATTGATGGTGATACTATACGAATTGCAGTTGAACAGGTCAATGGAGTAGAAAATACTTTTGTTGATTTTATGCCAACTACTGGTAATGGATGTTATCATAGTTATAGGATCAAAGGTAATTTAAGAAGTATTGATGACACATGCTTGTCTTCATCATCGTATTTTTTGTTTGAAATGCAGAATGGTAACACGTCATTTAACTATGATATGTTAGATATTATGTCTTATAGAGACGTTTATGCATTAACAGATATACACACAACACTCACAGACCTAGACACAACTATTCAATATAGAGACAACTTTGTGAGTTATTATTATGATACTAATGATTATCTTAGATATGAAAAAGGAAACTGGGCATATTATTATGATGGTGATGATACTTGTGATGAGTTTGAAGGCGCAAACGGTAATAGAGGAAATTTAGTTCAACAGGTTAAAGGATATGAGGGGTATCTCTTATGTCTGAATAATATGTAAAATGCATATAAATACCATTATACATTATTTAATATTATGGGTAAGAACTTAAAATCACATGAAGTTATTGATGATATCAGTAAAAAGGTATCGTTGAAAATGCAGTTACGCCTCGCAAAATCAGAAAACGACAAAGAACAAGTCAGATTACTTACTCGACAAATCAACAAAATAGATAAACATCTACACTCTATGCCACTTGCAAAAACCTAAATAACGATATAAATCACTTAATTTAGAGGTAAACAAATGGCACATCTTGACGATCTTGCAGATACTATTACAGTAATAAACACAAATATTACTAGTATCCAATCAGGCATGACTGAACAACAAAAAATGATTGATTTCTATGACGGTCTTTCCGCTGGAACTACTAAAGAAGAATTATCTACTGCAATTACCAACTATAGTGAAACGGCTGGTGATCCTGCTGAACCTTTAGTTTGCAGAGGCGAAGGTGATCTTGGAACACAATCAGAAGTTGACACATATATTGCTACACAACTTTCACGTTGGACAACAGATAAAACAGCTGCACAAGCAGTCATTGATAATATGAATCTTAAGAAGATTGCATACCAAGCACAAATCGATGGAAATTGGGAGATTTCTATGGATGTAGCATACGGTCAATCTGCAACGTAAAAAAATCATAAATAGTAGATAAACACACACAAAAGTGTTATTCTACTATTATGGGCGCAAAAAATTTACATTTAGAACATCTAGAAGACGAAATCATCAATCAAGGTATTGATGGTGGTAGGGGTGCAGTTAACTTCCTACGAGGCCTTCGAGACATGTTAAAGGGGAACTCCAAGTCTAAAGTCAATATGACTGTTAAATGGGACGGAGCTCCTGCTCTTTTTGTTGGAAAACATCCCGAAACGAATCAGTTCTTTGTTGCAAAGAAATCTCTATTCACTAAAGACCCTAAGTTCTATACATCCGAACAACAAATCAAAGATGCACCCGAATTAAGTGGTGATCTTGAAACTAAATTCTTAGAAGCATTCAAACATCTATCTAAATTATCTTTTAAAAATATTCTTCAAGGTGATCTAATGTTTACCAGTGGAGATAAGAAAACAAAAAATATAGATGGTAAGTCTTATATTACCTTTCAACCCAATACTATTCTCTATGCAGTGGACGAAGATTCAGACTTAGGTTCTGAGATTCGAGATGCAAAATTTGGTATAGTATTTCACACTACTTACAAGGGGTCAACAATCGATGGATTGTCTGCATCATTTGGTGTAAACCTTAAAGGTTTAGGACATTCTAAAGATATTTGGGTTGATGATGCAACCTATAAAGATGTTAGTGGAACTGGAAACATGACTGCAAAAGAAACACTTACGTTAACACAATCATTGAGTGTAGTGGGTAAATCATTTCATGGTATCACCAAGAACGATTTAGGTAAGTTTATGAAAATCCAAAAAACCATGACTAGTAAAGGTGCCGCAGGTGCAACTTATAAGACATATCATAATGCACTTATCAGAAGTGGAACCTACAACCCAACTCCCGAAGGATATCTTAATCATGTTGAAGTGTATTGGAGAGATAAGGTAGTTGGTAAGTTAAAGAAACAACAAAACATTGATGTTAAAGTAGAGATTGGTGAACAGATAATGTCCGAGTTAAAAGGTCTTAAAAAATTATTGATCAATTTAACAAAGTTTCAAGGATACCTTGTAAAGTCAAAACAACTTATTATCAATGCATTGAATAGGGTTAAGTCAATAGGAACATTCAAGAAAACGGATAAGGGATTTGAAGCAGTTAATCCCGAAGGTTATGTTGCAATTGATCGACAAGGTAAGGCAGTAAAATTGGTTGATCGAATGGAATTTGCATTCAATAATTTCACCGCTGCAAAACAGTGGGATAAGTAAGATGTTTTCATTTCAAGAATTTGTTAGAATGTGGGGTGAAGAACGGAACTACAAGAAAGAGTATAAGAATTATCATTCTAGACCCGAACAGATTGCAAGACGATCTAAAAGAAACGAAGCACGAAGACTCTTAAAGAATAGAAAGAACCTTAAAGGAATGGACGTGCATCATAAGGATAATGATCCCTTGAATAATGACAGGTCTAATTTATCTGTTGTTACACAAAAGTATAATAGAACAGAACCACGATTAAGAGAATTTTGGGGAACACCTGATGATGCAAAAATGTCTAAATTGTTTGGTAATGCAATGGACTTACCAGCAGGGTCAGATGCATACAAGAAGGTTGTCAAACAGTTAAATGTATTGAGAAAGAAGAACAAACTAGCACCATTAAAAGGTTAAGATGAAATCATTTAAAGAATTTATAGGAGAAGAAGGAATAGAAGAGGTTGCATCTATGCAAACTCGTATGAAGATGCGCGCTGCGTTCAGAAGGAACAAAGCAAAGATTCTTTTCAAAAGAAAGAAGGCAATGAAGAAACCTATTCTGAATCCTAAAAAGGTTGCAAAGAAAGCAAATAAGGCTGCAAGAAATCTTTTAATCAGGAAGATTCTTAAGGGTAGAAGTAAATCAGATTTGTCTATGGGTGCAAAGAAAGAACTAGAAAAAAGATTAGAGAAGAAGAAGTCTGCTATCCAAAGAATTGCAAAGAAAATGATTCCTAAAGTAAGAGCAAAAGAGATGATGAAGACTAAGAAGAAGAAGGATGCGTAAATGCATATTTACAAATGCATCGTCTGTGCCCATGAGTATAATGAATGGGAAGAAGACATCCTTTTTAAAGACCTTCCTGACGATTGGGAATGTCCCGATTGTGGAGTAGGAAAAGACATGTTTGAGGAATGGATGTAATGGAAATAAAACCATCAGAAATATCACCAGTTAAAACATTTGAATCGTTTATAAACGAAGCAAAGAAAGACAAGGGTGTAGTGTTCACTTTTGGTCGTTTCAATCCACCTACCATAGGACATGGAAAACTTGTTGATAAATTAAACAAAGCATCTAAGGGTGGATTTCACGTTATGTTGTTTCCAACTCATTCCGTGGATGCAAGAAAAAATCCACTAACCCACAAAGTTAAGATAAAGTTTCTTAGGAAGTTCTTTAAGAAGGTTAAAGTAATAGACACTCCTGCGAGAACGATATTTGATTGTCTTGCATTCTTGTATGAACAGGGATACACTAGTATAAGACTTGTTGTAGGGTCAGATAGGGTTCGAGAATTTGATCAACTCATCCGAACATACAACGGAAAATACGGAAGACACGGACACTACGATTTTAAATCGATTGAAATCATTTCAGCAGGGGAAAGAGACCCCGACTCAGATGACGTGTCAGGTATGAGTGCATCAAAACTAAGAATGTTTGCAGATAAGGGTGATTTCGAAGAATTTAAAAAGGGTGTTCCATCGAAAAACAAGAAAGATGCAGAGACACTCTATAAGGCAGTCAGAAAAGGTATGGGGATTACAGAGTCAACTCTACCAACCTACATCTTAGAAGACTTGATTAAGGAAGGGGTATATGATCAGGGTATCTTTAAGGCAGTGTTCCTCATGGGTGGCCCCGGCAGTGGTAAATCCACTATAGTGAATGCACTGTCCCTCAAAGCACTTGGTCTTAAACTGGTAAACACTGACACTGCATTTGAAAAGGCATTAAAGAAAAATTCAATTTCATTGGATTTAAGAACAATTGATCCCAAGGTCAGGGATCAACTTCGTGGAAGAGCAAAGGAACTCGTTGCAAAAGGTTTGAATGGATATATCCAAGGAAGACTCGGATTAATCTTTGACACTACTAGTGCAAAGAAAACTAAAATACAGGCATACAAAGCATTATTAGATACACTTGGATATGAATACAAGATGATCTATGTAAACACTTCACTTGCAAATGCACAGGATAGAAATTTAGCACGGTCAAGAAAACTTCCACCTGCGATAGTTGAAAAGGATTGGATGAATGCACAAAAACACGGTCAAGATTACCTGAGAATGTTTGGTAATGATTTTATTGAAGTAAAGAATGATGATACGTTGGATGCATTGAAGAAAAAGGCAAACAAACTCTACGGCCAAATGTTGTCATGGACTTCTAGATTCCCTTCTACTAAGAATGCACTTCATTGGAAAGAACATGAATTAATGAAGAAAGCAAAAGGATAAATAGTATTATGACAACACTATTCAAGATTATAGATAGAATTAGGAAAATTCAAGACGATGATATAGATCAAGTTTTGCAACGATATCCTATAAAAACTCCTAATTATCCCCACACAAAAACTTTTAATGTCTTCATGGAAGATGCAGAAGACGCTGCAAGACTTAAAGTAGACCAAGCAGGGGAAATAGATGACCTTGCAAATAAACACGAAAGAGAAAAAGAGGCACTTAAAACACGTCACGAAAGAGAGAACGAAAGACAGAAAGATAATGACGATACAGAAAAAGAAAGAGAAGCAAATCAATCGTCAAGAGATACTAATGAGGCATTCTCCAAGAAACAAGCAAGAGGTAAAGATATTGCAAAGAAGATGATGAAGAGTAAGACAATGGGTGCTTTTGCAAAAAAAGTTGCAAAAATCCATAAGATTTCAGCTTTTGATTTAAACAAAATGTTACCTGATTATGTAAGTGGTGGTGATATAGGTGCTTTATTTGAAGCAAATCTTCAAGAAGAAATGATTG